AAAGATATTCTTGTCTGAAAATTGGGGAAATCTGGCAGACAATGAAAGGAAAGACCCGACTTTCAGAAAGAATATCTTTATATGTAAATATATAAAATTTTTAGGAATTTTCCAAATCAGCTTTTAATAGGGATAATACTCACCACTGTGTCACCTGCTTTTAAAAGCTTGTAGGAAGTCTCTTCAAACTGAAAAAGAAGGTGAAATTTATTTGAATTGTACTCGTTCTCAATAAGGACTTTAACCATCAAAGCTGCACCTTTGTGCCAAGTCATAACAGTTCCAAGCCAAGAGCGCATTTGTGGGTCTTCATCAGAATATTCGGAAGGAGGTATAAAAAATGCCGGAAAGTCAAAATACCCTTTGTAATCAGCGTCTCCCTGAAACCTATGAGCGTTCACTAAGAAAAAAGTTCCTCGTTCAGGTCTATTACCCTCAATACCAAAATCAAATTGGTCGTAATTAAAAGTAGCCATAACTACATATTGTTGCATAATACCTGTATCAGAACCTAATTGTTTAATCTCGTATGAACTAACTGCCTTATTATAGGATAGGCTTAATGAGTTTTTAATTTTGGTAATATCCGAAGTGGTATCCGTAGTGTATGAAGCATATTTATCATAGAACTTCTTGAGAGCTACATTAAATGTAGAACCCATGCCAACATTAAGAGCTGAGGGAATGTTTCCGTCAGTAAGCGTATTTGCGGCAATAGCCTGCGGTAACGTCATTTGGGGAGATGCCGGAAACATGTGGCCCGTATATAAAGTCTTCAAAGGTACAAAGTTAGGCATGAACTTTACCATCTGAGGTGTAGAGCTGTCACGATAAAAGTAACCGAGAGCCTCAACCACATTCTCAACAGAATCGTAGTTATCTGGGGAAGCTACTAAAGAAGCTGTTTCATAGACAATCTGGTCGGCAGCAGGATAGGTAGTACCGTCCGAAAATTTCGCTCCTGCAATATCGTGAGAGGGGTCGTCAGCATAAGTAACAAGTTTCTGGGTAGCGATAAGTAACACCCATAACCGTTCATTAGCCGTAACGGGTAAATCGCCGGATAATGTACCGCTTGCTGGTAAAAGGTTGGTAAAGTCGCAACCTCGTGCAACCATCTTGGAAAGAGTATAGGAAGCGGAGAAAGACGGATTCTCATTATTCTGTTCAAATGTAAATGATAAGTCGGTAATAGGGCCGACAAAACGGTAGAGATTTTCAAGCTGGGCTTGGAACGCAGACATCTGGCGGTTCAAGTCGGCTGTGGTGATAAGGTTGGGAGCACCTTTGAAAACACTCTTGTATATACGCTTGGTAGCGTCATAAACTTTATCTATAATAGCACTCATGGTCTTTAATTTTTTAAGGGTGAAAATACGGATTCAGATATTTTGAGTACACAAATCTATCATACGGCTCGAATGTATAGGTTATCTGCTTACTTGGAGAGAAACCTAAAAATTCGGGAGTCTTTTTTTGGATATAATCTTTTATAAGGTCTTGAGTTTCAACGGGATAGGCATCGCTGAAAAATTTACTTTTAACCTTTATGATTAACGTCATATCCTCATTAAGGGATGTATTATCATCTATCAAACAGTAGAACAAATCGGTATCATTATCGCCGGTAAGGTGTCCTTGTATGAGGTCGTCCAAAAGAAGAACTCCGGGCTTGGCATAGAAACCGCCGGCATCAACCAGTACGTCCCCAAGAGAAAAAAGACTTAGCATAAATTCAAGGCCGGCAATACTTCCCCGCATACGGAAAAGGGAATCTATGTTCAAAAGAGTCTGAGTAAGAATCTGTATCGGATAATCATAGGGAATATCCGTAAGACCGTACTCCGCAATATACTTGATAAGCCATTTCCTGTTCATGGAAACGGCTCCGTTGAATGTACGTAACGCATTAGAGATATTTTCGGTCTTATACTCATGTACCGCATCAAGAACATCCAAAAATCTGGAAGCGTTTACGTTTTGCTCCAGTACTATTTCGGGAGTAGAATCTTTATAGGACATTTGTAGTAACGGTTATTTTGTCTGCGCTCAATGTAGAGAATATATCCCCCGCAGAAAGCGTAATATCAGACATAAGTTCTTCACTTTCCTCTTTCTTTACGAAGAAAGTACAGTTCTGCACTCCTTGTACAGAGGAACGTATCAGCACATCCAGTTCAGTCTTTAGGAAAGAACCGCCATAAGTAGCTTTCACCAACGGATTGGTGTAATCTTGTACCAAGCTGACAACGGAAGCCTTTATACTCTCAGCGTTATATCCGGAAAGAATGATAACTTTTACTACCATGCTGTCAGCGCCGAGATATTCAAGAGCATCCACATAGTTATTCGGAGTATATACACCAACGTAACCCACCAAAAGGTAGGGAGTGAAATTATCCACCAAATATTGTTTCTGTTCTTCGGTAGGTTCCGGAGTTCCGGTATTCACTATTACGGAATAGTTTACGTTTCGACCCACAACTTCCACACGTGACTGGTACACAAAATTGAAGCTGTTCAGAATGTCCGTAGAAACCTGTTCATTGATAGCTGCATTTTTCGTAGCGAATATCAATGAAGTACGGTTCTTAATGGAAGTAAGAGTTTCCGCATAAGTACCGCCGGTTGCATCTGTAAGCATGGTAACGGCAGTAGCCTCACGGGAAGCAAGAGAGTCTGTAACAGTAGCCTCACGGGAAGTAATATTTCCGTCAGAACCGTTACATTTTAGATATTCAACACGGATACCTTTACCGATAGACGGAGAAATACCATATCCCTCTGAGCCGAAGAATATGTTTACGGAACCGTCTTCATCTGGAAGAACCATATAGTGCGTACTGCCGACATCAGACTCTCCGAATGTCCGAACTCTGGTATAAATGATATTGTCAATGATAAGCCTAATGCTGTCAATGTCAATATTTTCCTTACGGATAATCACCGAGTACCCGTTATAAGTAATATCTTCCGCAAAATAATTTCCTTCGTGAAGCTCAATAGGAAGCGTGACTTCGGCAGAGGAAGTCTCAAGGGAAATATCCTCTACGTTGGTAAATTTCTTACCGTCAACGTCAATAACCAAGTCTCCTTGTTTATAAGTGGAAGCCTCTCCAGCGGAGAACGTTATATTGAACGTGGCTTTGGCAGAAGTGCACACCGTAGGAAAGTATCCGAGAGAGGAAGCCTTTGAAAAAGCGTTACTGTAAGAACGCATCTTACGGAGAATGCCTTCATTTGCGAAAGCGTTCAAATACCAAAAGTCCTTTTCGGAGAAAAGCGCAATAAGCTCCACCAAAAATTCTCCGAAATCAGATTTACTCCTGTCAGTCCATTCGGGGAAAAGGGAATCCGCAACAGAATGGGCTTTCTCTACCATCTGTACCATAGTGGCGTAGGTAAGCAAGTCTTCATCGGGGATAATCAGCAGCTTTGAATATTTCTCCAGTTTTTGCAACAAGGAAAGGTCAAGTCCGGCAAAGTATTGAAGAAGTTGTTCTTTAGTTTGAGCCATATCCGTAAATTATAAGTTATACAAAAGTAACATCATTGATTGTGGTCTTGTTTTCCTCTACGGAAGTGTACTCCACTCTAAGAAGCATGTGGGTACGGTCGTTATCCACATAACCGATGTCCAAATCCTTAATGGAAACGTCTTCCACATATTTGGTTATCCCTCTACGGAGATTTCCGAGTATCAAATTACGGTTGGCAAAAAGGAAAGCCACCGACCTCTGCACAAGTGTATGAAAATTCGCACCGAAATCCGATGTATAAATGCGGAATTTATCAAAGATACAATAGAACCATATTGCGTCTTTGGCTTTTTGTGTTCCACTCGCAAGTTGAAATCTTCCGTCTTGTAGAAAAAATCTGCATGGCAATCCTTTTCCCATATCACATAAACTTAAAACCGTTCAAAAATAAAAATAATAACCCGATTAAGCAAATAAATGTTCCGTTATCCGGGAATCGCATCTATAAGACCACTGACTGTTCCAAGTAACGTAATAGTAGCCATAATAGGAGAGGGAACCTCAAAATGAAGAAGTATGCAATACCTGAGAACACCAGAAAGAAAATCCGTTACCGACTTTATGATTGAAGCAAGGGAGTTCTTCTTCTGGGAGTTCTCTATAACTGTCCATGCGGGATTGGCCGTAGAAGTAGCGGAACCCGTAGTAAGTACAGACGGGATAGCATTGGAAGCCGTAACTTTGGCTACACTTGTTTGCAGAGATTCCAACCCCTCTTTAGCCTGTTTATAGTAAAACTGTATCTGAGAGATACATTCGTCAATAAACGCTTTACCCGGCCCTACTATGTAGTAGTCCACAAACTTCTTTTTCATTTCCTCACGTTTTTCGGGAGTGGTCGCATTATCGAGGGACTCTTTGAACTCGACCTCACAGTACTTATCTACAACGGAACTTGGGTCAAGTCCGGGAACACTGATGCTACCACGTAAATTTGCAAGGGCTTCTTTTGCAGCCTTGTCAACATCTTCTTCAACAGCTCTTGTTTCCATACTATTTTTCCAATTTTAAAACGTTACTCATAGTGTCAGTAAGGGACTGCTTGATTTCGTCCAGTACGACAAGTGTATCCGGCATAAATTGTTGGGGGCCGAGTTGCGTATTGATTTTAGCCTTACCCAATTGTTCAACCAGTTTAAAGAGGAGTTCCTCAATCATGTACAACGTATTGAAAGAGTCCATCTTAGCCCCCTTGACTGGATAAAATCCGATAATAAGAGGGTTTGAATAATAGTTCCTTTCATACGTTATAAGAGCGATAAAATTATCCTTGTTGGCAGTGAGCCATTTTTTAGAGGGCATAAAAGAAGCTGTTCCTATATTAATCATAGGAGCATAGATAGCTTCTCCAGTACGCATTACGCATTTTACGTAATCGCCTTCCATTTCATCGGTCAGTTTTGCAAATTCTGCTTCCATTATCGTATAAAATCTAATTCGGTTCGAGTTCCATCGGAATCCCATACATGAGTAAGTTCCCGTAAGAAATAACGGTCAGTATTTCCGCTTGTATTATAACGGGAAATCCCCCGAATAGAATAGGAACGTTGAGTCTTGATGTCCAAATCCTGATTTACCGTAGCGGAGATGCTAATTCCAAAGAATGACTGGTCGAATACGGCTACATCAGCCTCAACACGCTTCACAAGTTTATAGTAATAACGGGCGTAGTGTGGGTCTTCATCCTCTATTTTACAACCACTGCTCCATTTCCAGTTTGCAAGGCCCTGATTCCGTAAATCATCGGCAAGTTTAGGGTCTGTACGATGTATGTATTCCACACGTGCCTCGTCAAGTTCATATTGATAGATAACACGCCGGCCGTCTTCTTCACCGATTTCGGTAACGACTTCCTTTATGGTTCCGTCAACTGGGTCTATGTTTGTAGATGAACGGACGACAGCCGTAGCAAGAGAAATATCCTCGTCAACGGTAACGCTGCGTAAAAGACGGGGGCGGTTCCAAGTACTATCGGGGAAAGTTTGTATTTCTGAGCCTTGCAAGGACTTTACACTACGGTCTGCGGGAGAAGATTCCGTAGCATTTTCTATTTTCTCACTTTTAAGAGGGAATACGAATGTAATCCGGTCGTTAATAACATTCTTGGCACGGGAAACGTCAACAAAATACAGGTATTCTTGTCCGTTTTCCATATCAATCCATACGGAACAACCGTAAGAGCTGGCAAGTTGCAATAAGAATCCCCAATCGGAAACGTTTTTTTGATAACGTGGCCTCGTAAGGGTAAACTTCATCTTAGCACTTTGCTTGGGGAGGGCGATTTCCCCGATTTGAAATTTGTTATCCTCAGCGATACCCCTAACGAGTTGCTCAAGGCTAAGTTCGGATTTACCCTTTGCGAAACCACGTTCACTTCCTTTATCCGGATATACATAACTTTTATAAGTGTCCTTACCGAGTTGGTTATATCCGTAACTCATGCACTCAACGTTAAAACTGATTGCTCCGTTATCCGGAAAAGAGGTTTTGATACGAGTTATAGTGCCGGAAAAGACTTTCCTAACACCCGAACCGTCCGGAGAATAGTAACCACCATACATAACAACCCACATTCCCAAATAGCAACGCTGCAAAATAACATCCGCATGTTTATTTACTGTAAAGGAGAGTGTATTCAACATATCCGCACCCTCTTTAAGTGTGACGGGATAAGAAACGCACTCCTCAATATCCATATACTTGTCAAAAGACGAGGAACTATATGAAAGTCCTTTAGCAGCGAAAGATTCTCCACTGCTCGGTCGGTATCCACGAGGATACAGACGTATCTTAAATTGTGGTTGTAGAGGTTGGTACATCGCTGTAATTGGTATGAATTGTATCTGAATCTCTGATTATTATTTTCGGAAGACGTATCGTATCGCCTACATTCCAATCATCCGGCATCCGAGGGGGATTGTTATCAGCGATATACGTCCACATATACTCCAAATTGTCGCCGAATATCTTAGCGGCAATCGTGTAAACCGTCTCATTGGCCTTAATGAGGTAGTCATACCACTCTACGGTGATAGAAGCATCCTTTACTGGATAATGCAAAACCTTACCGCCGAGAAAAGTAGCGATAAGGTTCTTGGTCGTATAGAAATTAGGGCTAATCATTTTGTAGGTATCTCCACTTTATTAATGTTCTCATATTCAAATACGGCAAACTCTAAATCAACGGTTCCACGCAAAGGTGTAAGGTCTGAATCAAAAAGCGTATAAGTTACGGGTGCGCTTTTTATGATTCCCTCAAGGTAAAACGGACCCATAGAAAACACGACCGTAGACGGTGGCCTGAATTGTGTTGCGGATATGATACCACCCTCTGAAAATTTCGGAGTAGCCTCACCGTCAATAGCCGCAGGTCTAAGATAGGACTGGATAAGCTCTACTTCATCAAGAATACCCCTTTCGGAAACCCGTGAATTACTCCAAGCACCTTCACTATTCCATGATAGCGCAGTGTCTCCTTTATTGACATCAACACCAAATTCCATTTTAACTTTATCGGTAAGGCTGCGTTTGACTTTTATCTCACCGTTCTTACCAAACGTCACGCCATCCGCCCTAACGGTATTTGCGGTAGGAAAACCGAAAGCCGTAGGTCGGAAAGCGGATGTCTTTGATTGGGGGGTATTGTCAAGAAAGAGTTGAAAAGTAATGATTCTCTCTCCGCCATTACTCCATATATAGTCGTTATAGGAAAGTCCGGCATAAGGTCTGACTTCATACAACGTGGATTTTATATCCTGTATCTGTGCAGGGTTAAACTGGAAGAAATATCCTTTATCGAACTGGTTCTTCTCAAGACTGCTCTTATCAATAAGTATTCCACGTGTGGTAACATACCTACGTGGATAACGTCCGGCATCTTCCATATATGCGCCAGACGGTTTATCTCGGAAAAGGGAAGTGAATTTCCCAAGACCCGCAGTAACGGCAGAATTTATGGGGGAACTCCCCAGTACGTCAAATACTCCCATGTTATTGTCCCTTTCTCATTCTTGTTTCACGTTGCAAATCGGAAATAATCCGTTTTACTTTGGAAGCGAGTTTTTGTTCATCAATGCCTTCTCCTTTCTGTACGATAATCTGTACCGCACCGTTTTCCAACGTGATAGGAGAGGAATAGTCAGTCTCATTAAATACGTCTTGCGCAGTATAGGTAGGCTGTGTATCATTTTTAACAGCAGTAATCGGATTCTCAACTTTTTCGGTTCCCTCGGAAAGTGGCTTGGTTGATGCGTACTGGGAACGGAGTGCTCCGACAAAAGCATTACGTTCTTTCGGTGTAAGCGGTGTGGTTCCGTCAGTACGAGAGTTCTTCGCATTGATTTTCTTACCTTGTTCAATAAGCTCCTGCGCTCTTGGCGTATATTGATAGCGGTTCGGGTCATAGCCACGGGCAACCGCTTCTTTACGTTTGGCGTTTACCCAATTGATATTGTTGAGAGCCTGTTGGTTTCTAAAGTTATTCTGTTGGATAAGTTTCTGCCCCTGTACACTCTTGAATGTGGCAACTCTTTCATCAAACCAGTTCATAAGCGAACGGAACGGCTTGAATATAGGTTCCAACCAACCCTTAACAGTATCAATGAGGTCTTTAAAGTTATTCTTCATGTTCGTAAACCAGTCAGACCATCCGGCATCTTGCCAGCGTTTCCGTATCGGTTCGGTTACATGTTCAGACCACCAATCAGAAAAACTGCTCCATTGATAACGGAAATCATCATAGAAGCTAAAGAAATTATTCTTCAAAGAAATCCAAGAAGTCTTTAGATTCTTCATCATCGTACCGAATGAATTGTCAATCCCGAACACTTTACGGTCAATCCATTGAAGAGTTTCATAAACGGTGGTCCATATACCTACTGCGCCGGCAAATTTACCTATAAGTTTACCTGCGGAACTTGTAAGACCACCACCAATAAACGAACCGATTTTCTTAAAAAGGCCGAGAGTTTTGGGCAGGGCTTTAGGAAGCGTTACGCTAAAGAAACGGGAGAACCATGTAAGCGTTCGTCTAAGCCAACGGGGGATAACAGAAAGCCAGAACGCTTTCCACCATGAGATACCACCGATACTTTTCTGAACCCTCTTGATACGGGTAAAGAATCCAAGTCTACCGAACAAAGCCGCATTGTAGGCATAGGCAGATGCGATAGCGGCCTTACTGATAACAAATACAGTTTTAAGACCCTTGAATATCAGAAGCCATTTAATGATGCTCTTTATGGAGTTACCGTATTCATCAAAGAAATCCCGTACTTTAAGACGCCAAAACTCAAGCCATACGACAAGAGTTCTCATACGTTCTACGAAAGTTTCAGAAGAACCGAGCAAGAAGTTAATAGCTTTTTTACCCTGCCTTCCAAGCCATTCGATAGTACGTCCGATTTGTCGTACAGTCCAACCCATTACGATACCGATACCTTTACCGTACTGTTTCAAGTCCTTGTAGCTTTGGGAGAACTTTTGTGCAATGCTTTTCAGTGACTTATTCACCATTCCATAAAGACTTTCTGGGTCATTCGGTTTACCGACCACTCCTTTTAAGAAGCCAGACCACGTAGCCTTGATACGAACAATTTGGTCTTGGATATTCTCAAAGTCATTTTTAATAAGGTCGTTTAATCCCTTATGTTGCTTGACGAAATTAAGAATAGCCTGTTGACGCATAACCGTATTGGCCGTATATTTATCAAACATGCGTGTAGCCCGTTGCGTCATTAAACCCATATCAACAAGGGACTGCATGTTTCCTTGAACAGCATTTGCGATTGCCGAAGAAAATTCACTGAATGATTTTCCGGTAGCGTGGGCCGACTTATTGATAAAGTCAAAATCCTTTCGCACATTGATACCGACAGCGGCCAACTGATTAAGTCCTTTCAATTGGTCGTCAACGGAAAAGGATGTTTGTCCTTTGATAAGACGTTCCTGCGCTTTCTCCATTTGTTGTATAGTGGAGATGAAACCGCCAAAACGCAGGGAATTTTCCCGAAGCGTTTTTACGTATTTATCACCAGTAGTCTGCAAGGCATAAAAAGCAGAAGCCAACGAAAGTGTTACGCCGGTAAGACGTGCCACTTTGTTGACTGTGCTTTGTGCAATCATTATGCCAAAGTCATAAGTGAATTGCGCTTGATTTATAGACGTTTTAGCCATGTGGTTGAGTTTTATTGTCTTTAGCTTCCTCTTTGATAAGTTTCATTTCCATCTCAAAGAGTGTATCACGTTCGGAAGCGTCCATTTGCATTATCTCACCATAACTCTGTCCCAAACGTTTCATTAAGATGTATGCTTTTGACGTTAAATCCCACTGTTTATCTTCATCTACTTCGGAAAGAGATTTTGGTAGAAAAAGAATATCCCTTCTTAATGCCCAAAGGGTAAATAGGGGATATTCTTTCTGCCAAAGCTGATAGTTGTCGGGATGAAACGTCATTCCGAGAAAAAATTGCTGGCTTCCATGATAACGGGAATCATCCGTTGTTCATTGCAACCGCAAGGCTCGTAGTACGCAAAAGGTAATGTAGGAAGATGCTCGGTAAGAATATCACGAACGGCCTTCAAATCAGAACCAGTAAGGTACTCATTGAAAATCTTCAATCCGTAATAAGTCTTGAACTCGTCCGGAAGAACATCAATAACTTCTCCGTTCTCTACCAACTGAATACCTACAAGACAGTCAAGGGCAATGCGTCGCCAGAACGTAATGCTATCAGTAAAATAGGCTTCATTGCGAATAGCGTCTTTCAGTAACGGTGGGCGGAACACGAAACGGTTATAGACTGTATCCGTAATTCCTGCATACTTTTCTTGTTCAGTGATTTTTCCAAGAGCCGGTGGTTGAAATCCGTATTTCAAATCAACCGCCAGTTGTGAGTAATCCAGAGTTTCCTGCATTTGTTGCTTGGTTTCGGGGAGATAGTCAATTTTATCCAAATCAATATCAGCCTCTAAACGTCGGCCACAGAACTTGCATACGACTTCTTGTTTTGGAATCTGGGATACCCAACAACGGCGGTGAATCTCCACAAGGGAAGTATTTACATCCGCTAAAGTAAGATGAAGAATGGCTTCGGGTATAGTAACCGAACCCTCTTTAAGATACTTTTCACGTACTCCCGCACCGATTTCGACATTTCCGATACTCTTAATGGCTACGGAAAGCACGTTTCCCTGCCATGTGTACGGTTTCTCAGCAATCTTTGTGACAAATACTTTTTCTGCAACACCATTAGTTCTAAGCAGTTCTACATTTTTGAGCATTTCCCCGTTTGAGGACAAACCGATAGGAAGCTCGTAATACAAAGAGTCCATTTTACGATAGTGTTTTTATGATTAATAATTAGCTACCGGCCGGAATAATAGTCCATCCGTCACAAGTAGCGCCATAACTTACAGTGAACTTATCAGTTCCATTTACGTCCCATGTGGGGAACGTAGTAGAATTGAAACGGAAGCCCTCGAACACAACTGTGAAAACTTCCTGTCCGTTGTGCATCTTCACAGCGGTAACGGGAAGTTTGAGTCCGTTATCAATCATAGTGCGAACCAGTACTTCCAAAGCTCTATCGGCAGCATTGCCTTGATAAGTACGAGTTAAGGTCATTTCTCCGTAATCAGTAATCTGGTCGGAGAACCGATATTTCTTATTCGTGCCGGCATCAACAATTTCGACAGACCCGGACTGCGCTTGCATACCTTCCAAAGTCTCGAAAATACCGTCACTCATAATGCCAGCAACGGGTATGGTAAGATACCACCCGTTAACTACATATAAATCTTGTGGTTTCTGAGGTTTCATACGTTATACTTCTGTTGTGGTTAGTACTCCGTCATTTCTTTGCAGGGCAATCTGGATGCTTTCGGTACACTCGGTAGGTATCCACAGTACTGTAATGTTCAACAGTTTGCGGTCTTGAGTAGCAGGATTGTTACTCTTATCGCAGATACCTTTGTAAGCGGTGCTGAAATCAACGCTTCTTTCGAGTGCTCCGTTGTCGTACTCTGTACGGAAGAACGTATCCAATTCAACCAAGCATTCCCGTTTAAGTTCGGGAGTATTGGGTTTCTGCTCAGCAAAACGCATCTTGGAATTGAGCGCACGTACATAGTAAGATGTCTGCAAACGGATATGAATACTCTGGTACAGTTTATTCGTAGAGTACGTACGGGAACTTCCAACATAGAAGCCCAAGTTCTCAACATACTGGATAACGTTACAAGAGTATTGCTGAACAAGTCTGTTGATTACAGACTGTGACAAACGCTGCGGAACCATATCCAATACATTATTGAACAAGGAATCTACACCGCCGGGCGGTATATGGATAAAGTCTCCTTGAATGTACGGGGTACGCAAGTAAGCTGCTCCCAATACTGGCCCGATAGCGGGGATAAGAATCGGGTTTCCGTTTTCATCGGGTACTTTAGCCCATCCCATATAAGCACCGGCCATGAAACTCTTGTCGTTGGTCTGCAATTCGATAGCGTATAATTCGGCAGTACCTTCGTCAGCATCCATAGGCAGGTTGATAACTCCGATAGGGTTCTTCCACTCTTTCAGATATTCGTTCAGTACTTTCGCCATAGACAAAGAGTGGTACTCCGTAGTGGCGAGTATCTGAATATCATATCCGTCAAAGCAAGCAAGACCTTTCGGGTTAGCTACGTCATAAACAGGATAGAAATCGCTTTCGGAAACATCCCCGTCAACACCGTTAGCCATTGTAAGTTCGTAAACGGCATCTTTACGTTTCTTGATAGATGCAGCATTTACAGCGACAAAAGCCTTACTTGTAAGAGTAAGTGCCGTATCACTTTCAATAGAAGCTACCGTACCGATAATCTTTCCGTTCGTATCATACAGAACATTTCCAACAGCAACGGAAGTCTTGAAAGACGTACCGACACCAGTAACTTCCTTACTTGTGGTAAGTGTGGTTACGGTACCTTCAACGGCCTCAAGAACGGTCTTCTCGATTTCCTTGTCGAAAGTTATCATTGCATACTTGCTGACTTTGTTCACAGCTTCCTGTATTTCAGCCAGCGAGTTATAAGAGTAAGTCTCTACTGTATCCTTATATGTGATAGTAAGCGTAAAGCAATCCTTTACACGATACCCGTAAGAGTAAAGAGCGACTTTGATACCATTAGCCCAAGTACCTGGGTCGGCAGTACCCTTATATGCAGCCGTTGCGTTCATCTTGGCACTTTCGGCTGTTTCGCCAATGGAAACTTCTCCATTAGCAGCAACCGTATCACTGCCAGTTACACGAGCTATATACAAGGTCACTTGCGCATCACCTGCCTCGTCAAAAATACTCTTGACAATAGCAGGGCCATAGAATGATGAACTCTGTCCACCGAACATCACATTAAAATCTTCCATAGACTCCACTCTATTGGGAACAAAAGATGCTCCACGAATGAACTGTCCTAAAAGACCGATGTTTCTTTTGGCAGGTTCAGAATAGCCGGTTGCGCCATTGGCAACGCCTTCTGTGATTGTTAAACCAATATTAGCCATACTTTAAAATTACTTTATAATTACTCCTACGATAAATCCTATTGATAAACCCACTCCCCCACCGATTAGCAGGGCTTTATTGCGGGTTTCCTTTTTCTCTTTTTTAAAAGTGGTACGTAAATTGTCATTCACTAACATAACCCTCTCAAACTTCAAACTTTCCACAGCAAGAATTTCATCCTGCGTGGAAAGCATTTGTTTCTGTACAGTGTTCAGAGAGTCTGCAACAGAAAGCTGATTGACTATGTTCAAATAGGACTTTTGAAGATAGTTGAAGCTATTCAAATCCCTATTTATCCGTACCAATTGATTGGGTGTCACTGCTACTACCGTATCTCCCTCGTTCAATATTATCTTTGGATAAGTACTCTGAGAGAAACTTGACATTATCATCAAGAGAGCCGTTAGTGAGAACATTATCAACCTTTTCATAATCCTTTAGTATTTGAATTAAATCCGCTTTCAACTTAGTACGTTCCAAATCAAGCTGGGTAATTTGTTCCTCATAACGGGAAACATCCCTACGCAAAGACTTGATAGTATCTTCCATAGCCCGCAGTTCTCTCTCATAGGCACTGTTTTCTTGTGCCGGTTGTGAGTTATCGAACAGCGCAAATATAGCAAATATAACAGAAACTAACGCTATACCTAATAAAAATAAATTCACTCTACTTGGTTTCTTCATGTTTAGAAAAATAAGCGTTGATTTTTTCTATGCCATATACAAGTGAAAGATTAAAACGGTCATTGTACGTCCGGGTCTTTAATCTTTCAACATCACCAATATTGTCTTGGAACAACCACTCTATTAGCACACCCATGTAACCATTTCCGGTAAGAACCGTAAAGTTCTTCTCCTTGTCACGCCGTAAGTACACGTCTTCATTCAGACGAAATCGCAATTCCGGAAAGTCCGTTTTAAATTGTTGAAACAGAATATCCGCACAAATATCCGCATCGGTAACTCCTACCGTAGTCCAGAACTCAACACCAGTCGCATCTTTCCACTTATCACCGTTGCCGGCCGCATTGTTATGCAGGGAGAGAAGAAGTTTCCGTTTACCCGGTCGGATACTGGAAGCAAAGTTCTTACGTTTAGTAAGTCCGATTTCGTTATCACTACAATTGGTAAGATGTACCTCATATCCCATATCAGTAAGGATACCTTCAAGTTCTTTACAACGTTCACGACTCCATATCCACTCGAAATGAGATTTGTCCGGAGAACATTTACCGAGCACGTCTTTACCGTGTGCAGGGTCTAAGATTACGATAACATTTTTCATAATGCGCTAAGTAACATTTTTATAAAGTCCCAAATTTTATTTCCAAAAGCACCGCCTACCAAAGACAAACATCCCACTAAAAGCAGGATAAATGCTTTCGGATATTTGACTATCATAAGCAAATGCTCGAAAGACTCTTTATTGTCAATAACCTCTTCATAAGCGGTCATAACATTTAAAAGGCGGTCAAGTTTCTCATTGGTATCCTTTAGGCTACTCTTGAGTTCTTGTTGGTTAGCGTTTAACGTGTCGCACTTGGACTGCATAAGGTGAGCCAGCAGCAACAACTTCCTATCCTGTGGGTTTTCTTTGTCACAGATAAGTTCGAGATTATCCACGATACTGTTCATAAACGGAAATATTTATTCGTCCACCATTCTCAAGAAGCAAATAACCGCCTTGTTCAAGCTGAATACTCGGTGCGTGCAACGAGGTTTCAATCAGTCTTATAAGTCCTTGACGTTCAAAGAACCTGAACTGGCTTACATCAGAGGGATAAACATTTCTGTATTCGCAAGGACGCAAGCGCATTGTCGTTCCGTTATAAGGAATCTCCACAATAAAATTCACAAGGGAGATTATCATCCATGTTCCCGGCTCGGTTATTATCGGAGTACACTCAAAAGGCTGTTGTGCGAGGAACTCCTCTGAAAGTACGTTTAGGTCAGCAGTATAGATAGGAAGACCCGGCCCTACTTTTACGATATTCTCGGCAATCCGTAAATCGTCAAGAATACAGTAGGTCTGGATAAACTTTACTGCGTATTTCTCATAACCTTTATAATCGGTTACGATAAAACCTACAACGTCTCCTTTCATAATCTCTCAATCAATGATACACCTTTAGGTACTACATAATTTGCCGGAACTGTTACGGTATCACCCGGTTTCACTACCGTAACGTTTTTACCGTCCAAGATAAGTTCTACTTTATTGAACCCGTTGTTACGGAGAACTTTAGTCTTGACATTCGGAGATTTTTTTGCGCCGATTTGCTCGGTGAATTCTGTCTTGTTCTTACTCATAGCCAATAACTTTTTATGCTCAAATATATAAACTAAAAACTACTTATCCAAATCTTTTTGTATAAGTTGGAGGACAACATTCTGCACAAGAGAAACTTCCTCTGCATCTTTCGGATAAAGCCATACGGAAAGATTGAACTCGTAGTTCATTTCATGTACTCCGTCTGTACGGGGAATATCGGTTTCCTTTATGGTGTACGGAACAACATCCCCTACTTGGTCGTCTCCAGTCAACTGGGAATTAAACAAGAAGCGTTTTCCGTAGACAAGATTCTTCATAAAGTACTCCTGCATAGCCATAAACTCGAAGTAACTCTTGGAAACGATACTGACATCATAGCGGAAATTCATCCATATAGGTCTTTGATACAAATATCCGGTAAGACCATCTAATGACTTACCACCAAAATAGGCTTTCATGTCAATAAACCATTCCTGTTTCGGAGTGGGAACGTAATCCTGAATGGCGATACAAGGATAAATCTGGTTCTCCTGTTCTTCCACATAGTCGTAACTGGACTTCTTGGCATAACGACACAAAAGGAGTTTTTCTGTACCGTTCACATTGATTTTAACGCCGTGAAAAATACGGAAAAACTCCTCGTTTACCTGTTTTATTGTAGTCAGCATTTCTTATAGTCAACATTGAATTTCTTAATAAGGAACTTTATAGCCGTATCATAAACGAAAAGGGCCGCAAAGTAAGAAGCAATCAAACTATCGGTAGGAATATCGGTAAACTTCCGAAAGATAACGAAAGCAGCGGTTCCCACCGCAAAAGTGACTAACCGTTTTTGCCACGTTGGTACAGTAGCTTCCCCGTTCAGAATGTCTATCAGCTTGATAAGAAAGTATGTAGCGATAATCACGGAGAACATATACTCTAAAGAGAATATATCGAATAATCTGATAAATAAACCGTCCATTATTTTTTCTTCTTTATAAAGTTAAATACTCGTTTGGTTAGTTTCTTTATATCCGACATGGAAGACTTCTTGGGTTCTTCCTTAGCGGAATAACTGTTAATTCCTTTTTGTCGGTCGTATGCAAAAGAGGAGTTCCGCATACTCGCTTTACGGGCAGCGGCATCCCAATCACGCATCCATTTTTCTTCTTTGGGTGTCAGAGGTCGTTTTTTCACGCTTTCGGCAGCAGCTTTTTTATTGATAAATTCGGAACCCGGTGCAGCAGCGTTGGAAGAAGACTTTTTCTCCCTTTTGGGAGAGCGTTGTCCTTTACGTCCAACTCTACGGGTATAACCGCTTACAGAAACCATCGAACCGTTTTTACCTCTGCGTTTATAAGGTTTAATCTGAACTTCTTCCACTGTCTTTGAATTTTGGTTTCTCTAAAAAATCGGAAATGCGCTCGTGGGCGGTTTCCTTAAAATCACGAAAGGTATTTCTCCATACTGGACGAGCAGGAATATGCCGGTCTTTCGTACCGTATTCTTGTACCATAGCCAATTCAAGATTAGTAAGCGGGCTATCATCACGTGGGGTATTCTTTACGGAAACGGAAGTCCCTTCACGGTAGATAGAGTCTACAAGTTGTCCACTATCTATTAACGGGGTTGAAGAACCTTTCCGTTTTACCGTAGATTCTGCAAGAGGAAATCCGTACTCGTTGTTTTCGATATTGTTAATGACAGTCTCCTTAAACTCCTCAGCGATTTCCTCTCCGAGGTGTTGCATATCGTCTTTGAAATCGGACACTTTAGGTTTCTTGAAACCCGGTGGAAGTCGGAGCAAAGACTTAGGCATCTTAGGAAACTTACCCATTATACTTCGTTGTTTTGGTAGAACTCATAAATATCCCTGTACCAGCTTTTCGTATTGTGATTAGGGGTGTATCCTATTTGTTCATAAGCGGCCTGTACTTCATTGGTTTCCCGTATGGGAGCATGAGGAGTCCGTTCACGCATGATAACCCTTTCCAACTCCGGATAACGGGGTATCTTGGACGGGTTGTGTATCAAATCCTTATTAGTCTTACTCATGGCATTATCTCCTATGTGGTTTAAGAACTGACTTCTTACGGCCAAGTTGTTTCATGGCAATCGCATAAGCCATGTTTTTATTAACAGGTTTATTACCTTTTTTCATAGAACCCATAATAGCGGTAGCACGTTCATGGAAAGCGACTGTATGTATTCCCTTTCCTTTCGGTGCGGAAACTCCAGCTTCATCATAGGCTCTGTTAATCCGGTTTACACGGGAAGAAGAAAATTTCTTTTCAAATTCAGAACCCTCACCAAATCTACGGGAACCCTCTTTACCTCTCCAATAGGTAATACACTTTCCTGACTTGCAATGCCGTGTTACACGATGTCTTTTCATATTATTTCCATTTAGCGGGTAACATATCACACATACCGAGTGCTCTCGCACGTTTCTTAATCCAACGTTTCACCACTTCTGGGTTTTTTGCACGACCGTAGGCAGAAATAGCGTTAGCCAAATCACGCTTACTTTTTATCGGATAAGAACCGTCCGGTAAAGCAGTCCCCTTATCAGCCATATTTTCACGTGTTGCGGAACTAAAGGTCTTAGCGCCACGAAAGGCAGACACTTTATCTTTACGATTGTGCTGCCGTACAACAGAGACTCTATTGCGTCCCTTTCTTTTATGCGTTTTTACAGTTGTCATATTATCCACCTTTTAAGTCGTCCTTGACGAATATCTGGATACCTACACAATCTTTGTACAGGGTAAGTTCCTCAAGGTAAACTATTTTTTCGATTACTTGCACCCGTCCTTCAAAGTGAACTTTGGTGCGGTTCCAATCTAAATGAAAATCTCCGAAAATCGGAGTAAGCTGCTTTGGTGAAAGATAAACAACTCCGTTTACTTCTTTAGGGATACCATATTTTTCACGAACACGAGTAGGAATCTCCTTCTCGTAGAGAGCCTTGAATTTAAACGTTTCAGAAGTTCGGGGGCTGTTACCGACAAAAGCCTCATAGGAAAATTCTTCGGTAGGTTGTGTAGGTTGTACTGTAACAATCTCCAAGGAAATTTCGTATGGCGTAGCAAGAATTTTCTGGTAAAACATATTCTGGTAACGCAGAAAAGAAGCTCTTGAAACTAACATGATTATGATGCTTTTTTATATTTCCAAATGAACCCGTTGTCAGAGTTTCTACTCCCTCTACAACAAGAGCAAATTCCAGCCATAGATGATGCAGAGTTTCTTGAAGCCTCAGAAATAGAAGAAAATACTCCTATTAGATTTCCATTCATATCATACTGTTCAACCCCTTTTGCCCAACCAGTTTCAATAAACCGTTTTTGTGCTTTCTTTTTTGCATCTCCATAGGTAACATTATAAGCAACGGTACACCATTCAAGATTTTCTACGTTATTGTTAGTTCTACATTCATCTTTATGGTTTACACACTCTAAGTTATTAGGATTGTCCAAAAAAGCCTCAGCAACAAGCCTATGAATCTTTTTAGTACTTGTATGTCCTTCTTTACATAGGGCAACATACAAATATCCTTGCTTTCCTAAACGTGGCACAAGAAATCTTCCATGTCGCATACGAATAACTCCACAGTATATTTCCTCTCGTGCAAAAGAATACACTCTTCCACGATTAGATACAACATAATTAGGAAAATCCTTAATAGGTTTCCAAACCTCGCCAATAATACTATGTAAAATTCCAAGTTCCATATTAAGGTGTCTTTGAAATAATACCTCTTGAAAGAGGTGATAAAACGAAAGGGTACGAGTCGAAGTATTCTCTAAAGTCAAGTTCACGCTGCAACGAGATATAACCCGGTATAACGTTGTCTTTCCGTAAAGAGTAATCTCCAAAAGTATTTTCCAGCAAGTCACGCAAATAAAGCATAAGCCTATACCAAAACGAATATCTGTCTCCCCAAACATTATCAGAACCGACACGGTTATAGTCTTCATAGAAGTAACCTTTGGACGGGTCTTCGGTAACGGAAAATACAGAGCCGATTTGTACGGTGGTCGTAGTTCCGGCACTATTGCTCATATCAGTAGAACCATTGTAATCGGAGCCGTCAGTAAACGACTGCCCTATTGCGCCGGCAGCGTTTTCGTACAATCTGCGTTTATCAACAAGGTAATAGGATACCCATATAATAAGGTGTTTTTCGGAAGGTCTTTTCAATTTACCTACCGTTTCATCATTGAGGTCTACATCGGGAATATCCAAGACACATCGGTAGTACCAACGTATCATGTCCTTTATATCTTCATCCGAGAAAAAGTATTTCCGGAAAAGCGTCAAATCTTCGGTAAGCTCTTTAGTAACTTGAATAAGTGAGGTAGACGGTTCTTCACCTCTAAAGTACGGGGTATATGCAACAATAATTCCTCGGTCAATAAGTCCTTCCATAAGTCTTTCAAGATTGGGATAATCTTGGAAAGGCAAAGCTACGATTTCTTTTTCAATAGGTTCTTCGGTTTCCTCAGTGGCGGATGTTACGGTGTATATGGATAATTTTCCCAATATAACTTCTTCGGTTTCGTCACTTACTTCCGGTTGATACGTCTTGTCAACTTTCAAAAAAGTTCCCTTTCCCATTTGCTTAACGGCAAATGCGGGAATAATGAAGCGGTCGAAAGTAAGCTCCCGAACCGCTGTCATTATTTCATTCAAAGTTACCTTAGATTGAGCCATAGATTATAGTCTATACGCTTTTTTTGAGTTTGATAAAATAGCTGCTACATCAGTAGGCACTGCAACATCTACACCCTTTTTGTACGTATAACGTTTTTGCGCTACAATACAATCAACGTCTTCGACTACACGAATACGCACATTCTTTGTGCGGGTGTTCACCACTGGCGTAGGTTCCGGAGCATGGGCTTCTTCCTGTGGGGCTTGGGTTTCATTTCTTTCTTCATTATTCAGAGTTTCTTCAAGCTCTGTGTCTACGGGATTTTTAACTTTAGCCATATTCTAAATTTTTTAGATGAATTTAAAAAGGGAAAAGGTTCCCACCGTTATGCGGTGAGAGCCTTTACAATATTCTTTTCTTCGAGGATAGTAGTACCCCAAATACCGTACCAACCAAGTGTGTGTTTACGGCCGAGTTCTACAACACCATCGTCACGAAGCTCAACGTCAAGAGCTACACCCCATGCGTATGCGTTATCTCCGAAGAACACTGCTTCATAAGCGGTAGAGATAGTGGCTCCTTCACCATATTTTTCCTTAATAGCAGCAGCGTCCAATACAGGCATCTGTGTAGTTTCAATGAAGATACATCCTTCATACATACCTACCTCTCCGATATACAACTGACGACGGCCCATATAAGTATTGGCATTAATCCAGTTACTATCATCACGAAGCTGTCTTAATTGATGCGGGTGGGCTATACATACATAGTAGTCTCCATTAATACGAGGGGCGTTATGTGTAGCAAGCGTTTCAACTGCGTCTTTAACGGTCTTAGTAGTAAATCCGTCACCGGCTGCAAGTGTTGCAAGTGAGGTAGCGTCTCCACCATAAACAGCGTTAGTCGTACCCAATACGGTATCACGGAATTGCTTATCCAAAACAACCGCCATGTTATTAGCGAGCAATTTTGAAGCGTCTCCTAATACGTCCAACAATGATGTACGCAATAAATATTCTGTTACTTGTACGGAATTAGCCTGTTCTTTAACTGGACAAATGATTTCCGAAGTACTCATACCTTCGGGTGTCAATACATCACTTTCTTCCAGTGAACCACCGCCGGCCAAATTATCATATTTAACAAAAACAATAGACTTTCCTCGTACCGCTTGTAAGTCACGTTTTACCTTAGCGAACTGCAAGAAACGTAAACGGGGCTGTGCTTGGAAAAGAACTTCACGTGAATAGAAATCACGAACTGCTTGGGGAATTGAAGTATATCCGCCCTCATTGGCACCCGCCGAAGTGGTAGTACCAAAGAACAATCCGGATAAGAATGGAAGCACAAAGGCTACCACAATAAACAAAAGTGTATTCATAAAGAGCTTTAAATTTTAATTGTAATTACTTGTCTTAGAGAGTTCCGTTACCGTAAGTCTGTTCAAGCTGTGCTCTCAACTGCTCACGGTTCTTTTCAAACTCTGACATTGACATCCGTTTGATGTTAGTCGGTTCGGAAGCCTCTGGAGAGGGAACACGTGGTGCTGCCGGTGGAACCGTAGGAGTAGACGGTGCTTGAGGTGCGGGAGCAGGTGCGGGAGCTGGCGTAGGAGTAGATTGTTGCCCCATCATTTCCGCTCTTTGTTTTTCAAGCAACGGGTCTGTTACGTGAGTATCCGCATTTGGATTAATGAAAGGAGCGCTATACTTAGCACGGAGATTCTTTGATTTTTCCATAGATGCGAGTAACTCTTCTCGTGTGTTTCCTTCTACAAGTTCGGGGAAGCAGGCTCCCTCGTTTTCCTTCAAAAGTTTTTCCTTGAACGCTTCAATTTCATTCAAACGGGATTGCTCGGTAGCGGTAAGTACTGGTTGAACAACTTCTTTAAGGAGAGAGGGAAGTTCATTCCGCAAATCCTCTTTGAGTGTACTTTTAACCTGTTCGAGCATTTCTTGTACAGTGGATGTTTCCGGTAAAACCTGTACTTTGCCGAGGGCATCAATTTGCCGCTTCATACTCTCAAACTGGGAGTACAATTTAGCTTTTTCTACTTTGGCGACTGATTGAATGAACTGTTGCAGTTCTGGAGTATCCTTTACAGAATAAGTAACGCCATTAATCGTAATACTTTCCGGTATTCCTACTTTTCTTTCGTCTTCGTTCATTGTTCTTTTCTACAATTAGAAGTTTTACAAATTGTTGGTTTACTTAATGAGGTTTGCTTTCAAGATGTCCGCACCGTTACCTTTAATGGTAGCCTGTGTCATTTGTTCTCTGTTTACAAGAGGAGCGTCCGGTGTACCCGGATTCACGAACTTCTCGCTTACCTGCATACCTTTGTTCTGCCCTATATCGTGCAGAGCTTCGGGATTTTTGGGGTCTAACGTTTGTAGTCCAGCCATAATTCTAAATTTTAAATGTGAAACATACTATGATTTCTACTGATAGCGCATCAAAAATACGCCTTATTTTTTAAATTGCAAAGGTAAACAATTAAATTTTAACGGTTAATACCTTATTCTTCATTTTCCAGACCGTTTTCACCAGTATCTTCGCCAGTATTTTCACCGGCTTGTTCACTCACAGTACCAAAACCCGAAAGACGGTTAATTTGTTCTTGAACCATCGCCTGATGTATGGTATCTTCATCAATTTCATCCAGAAGTTCGGGAATATTTTGTTTACCCATACGTTCCATAATGTCCTTACGGGAACTCAACTTCATTTGCAATTCAAGTTGTGCCCGTTGAAGTTCATCCATTTTATCTTTCGGAAAACCGTAAGCGAATACAGGCTCGATTTTGTTTTCAACTAAAAAGTCTTTGGACTTCCGGAGCAGTTTCTTCAAACGTGAATTATCGGGGTCCATTACTTGAAGCATCCGGAGTATCATGCTGTTTACTTTGGTAATTCCCTCACCATAAGTAAGAGCTTTGATATTCGCCTGTTGTATCAGCGGGTGATAAGTAATTTGTAAAGCGGCCGCAGAAGTATTACTGATAGCCTGAATTTTACCGAGTGCGTTTTCCGGAACATCGGAAAGTTCGTGCATGGCTGTCTTTAAGTCCTTGGCAAAATTCACCGTAGCGGAAAGGTCAACATCCAAGCCAAGATTAAACACGTTAGCTTCGGCAGGTAGTCCAGACCATATTTGGCCGAGGCCTTTTTTAAGCGACTTAGCAGAAGCTCCGGTAATTACCGTTGTCGGTGTAACATGATAATCAATTACGGCTTTCAACTGTTGCATAATCTCGTTATAAATCTTATTGATTTTGAGAATATCATTTGCGTCCGATTTACCGTAATACCCAGCAGAGTTAGGCTTATTCTTTATATGGACTACTGGTATAAAGCCATACGGGTTATCAGTTCTCTGGTATTCGTATTTGGCGACTTTACTCTCCTCAATGGAAACATCAGTCTGGTACCAAGTCTCGTAACTTTCTTCCGTCCAGCGAACCACGTACAAACGGTAATGTTTCTCATTGGAGTTCTGGTCGAGGGGCATACGAACCATAAAGCTTTCTTGTCTATTGTAATCTCCGTTCTTAAATGTAACGAAGCACTGACGGCTGTCATAAACAGAAATACGGCAGTAACGTTCCTCTTCTTCCCAATTAACACCGAGCCAACAATCACCAGTAATACTACCCATCTGGAGCATTTCATAGGCGAGCTGCAATTTATCGGACTTACCCCAGTGGTACATCATAAGTTCCTCAGCGTTCTTCTCAACTTCCTTATCAACTTGGGTGGTATAATAGCTCTGCACACGAAAATTGAAAGCCTCGTTTCCAAGCAGGAACATGTTAACCTTATCAATAAATGCCTTGATATAGTTGAAAGAAAGCATCCCATCATTGAAGTCCTTATAATGCATCCCGTCATAGAACTTCCAATACAAGTAGTATTTAGTAATACGGTCAAGTTCCCACTGGTTATCTTGAACGATATTCTGCAATACGAAAGAGCGCAATACATTAGTAGCCTCGCTAAGAGGACGAGAGTCCACATTCCAATATTTAGAACCCGGATAACCGTTATAGCTACCAACTCCCGTAGGGTTCATTCCACCAACATCAATTCCCATAGTCGTTTATTTTAAAATGAATGTCTTCTTATCGCTTGTATGGTACTTGTTACTCCTTCATACAAAGGATTCGGAGTAACTTCCATTTCTTCCTTTACTTCCTGTTCATAAGTAGCGGCCATGCAAGCAAGGGCACAACTGTCTACCATATCATCAAAGTAACCCTCACTCTTTTCACATACCAAATATGTCCCATTATAGTACTTCTGGCAATTTTTCATTTGCTCCTCAAACTTCATGTACTCCGGTGTCATACGGGTCTTCTTATTGGCCGGTACAATAAGGTGGTGGGTCTGTATATCGGAAAGGAAGTTAAACCACATATCCGATTTGCTTTGTGCGGTGAACGTATAAGGTTCTATTGTCACATACTCTCCGCAGGCATACATAAGACGGTCAACAACTGGCTTACCGACACCCGTATAATCCGCAAAGATAACAGAAATATTAAACTCTACAATAAAATCCATTATCACATGATGCTGGCTCTCATAATCAAGACCACCAAGACAAGCCCACGCAAGTATCTGTTTATACGGTCGGTCGAATACATCTTCACCGTGGAATACCTTGACAATAGTAAGAACCGTTTCGGCAGGATGCTTACCAATATCAAGGCCGGCAACCACGTAATCCTCATTACGGGCATCTTGCAAACCGAGTTTCCTGTTTATGATACCGTTGTACTCCTTATCGGAAAGAAGCATACCGCTTTCTAAGTCCCAAATAAGCGCATAAGCGAGTTTGAAAGCTTGTGAGTCTTCACCCCAACGTTCCTTTTTACGTTGAATATCCGCTTCATAGTTAAGGTGGAAACGTTTATGGTCTATATCGTATTGAAGTCTACGGTCATGGATAATACGCTTGTAGTCATACTCGAAATGATTCTTTATACGGGGGTCTACTATTTTCCGGTCAATATTCTTGTTATGTTGTATCTCATACCAAAAATGGTTTTTAACCATACCAGTAGTTCCTACCTTTATAAGTGTTCCACCAGTGGCAGATAACATAGGTTCTATTGAGTTACCACTTACAATTCCGTTAGCGATTATCCAATGCCCCTCGGTAGGAACCGTTACACAATAGGTCTGTTTTTCACCTGTGTATTCAATAGACTTGATTCTTACATATCTGTTACCATCATATACCTTAGTAGCTCCGGCTTTCTTATTAATTCTTTCAGCAATTAACTTAGCCTTATCGAGCTTCTCATTTTTTGTTACAAGGCGAAAATTCTCACAAAAACGTATAACCGAAATGTTATCCCTAATATGCAATTCATATAAGGGCTTGGTATTTTCATACACTCCTTTACCAATGTTACTCTTTACAGATATAGAGCAGTGTATTCCAAACTTTTGCAATTGAAGGCTTAAACCATAAACCAACTTCTTAGAAATTGACGCATATCGTATGTTACCCTTTTTAAGAGCCTGTACACTTCCATCACTTTCAAATAGTCCGCAAATAAGGCCTACAAGAAACTCTTTAGAGTAGGGTAAATTAGGTATAAACTTATTCTCTCCTTTTAATCCCCAAAGACCTAAATCTTTCAAAAGACCAATTATTTTATTAGGAGTATTTTTTCCATCAACGTTTCGGAAAGTACCCTCATATAAACCGTTTTTATTAAAGCAATTGGTAAAAGCAACACAGCCGAGTTTTTCCACATGAGGGGAAACGAAATTCCAAACTTCTTCAAAACCGCAGAACTGCACTTGACTTCCGCTAAAGCATCTGTCACCAAGCAAAAAACCGATAACTACTCCCATAGAATAGTCACCATAATGTCCGAATGTCGGAATAAAATCGGGAACAGCAAGTCTATCACCAACTTTTAGTTTATCTGTATGAAGTTCAAAAGACTCCTTAACATTCCTACGTCTAACCAAGTGTCTATGTTGAGAAGTTACTTCAAGCTCCCTGCCGTTGCATAATGTGATTTTATAAACACCCTGAACACCCGTATTATGCCATGCAGACGGTTTCATTTTTCCCTCTGGAGTTAACACGGGAAGTTTTCTCTCAACCACATCTTTAATAGTGGCATAATCTCCATAGGGCAAATTTATTAAAGTATCCTCAGCATAACATTTCTGAACAATAAGGTCGTCAACGTCCTGTGCCTCTTCGACTATTACCAAATCATACGTCTTTGATTCAATCTTGGACTGTTTACTCGCAACCTGTCCGGCAAGATAAGAACCGTTTGAAAGTTCAAGACGGGCGGAACTTTCTAAGTACACGTCAATATCTGGGTCACTAAGAACCATCTCCGCATTAGCCGAATTTATACGGGTCATTGCACGAGAATAGGTAGTAACAACTTGGTCTGATTGCGGAGCAAACAATCCGATACGGAAACCGCTGGAGAATTGCTCCAAATCGGGTATCACTTTGGCAAGGGCCGGAAGTAATACGGTAAGCGTATCAATAACAAAAGCCATAGCTTCCGATTTACCTGATTGACGACTGAAAAGCATTGTTTTCACATCGCCGGAAAAAGTTATGATAGAATAAATAATCGCATACACCGCTTCTTCTTGGTATTTATACAAAGAAAGTCCGGTAAGTATTTTACCGAACTCTATAATCTTGGAAGTGATTTCGTGTGCGTCAAACGATACCGATTTACCCGCAAGTTCTTCGGTGTGGATGTCTTCGATTCTACCACCCTCGGTAGGAAATACGTATCCTTCTTCTTTAGGCGTTATTTTTTTCTTTTTACTCATGGTCTTCTCTTATGTCGTACTTCATTGAACCCTTTTGTTTTCTCCATGTACCAAGATTCTCAAGGAACATATTTGTAGCCACATAATCAATGCGGGAACAATCAACCCAGCAATTCGGTGTCTCATACAGCCGTAAGTTTGTAAGACGCAAACCGCAAGGCTCATTAATGAATAACTGTCTGATAATATAGAAAAGCTCGGAAGCAATATTCTCCGCAGACGGGTTGATGTCACCATACACACCCATTCCCATAACCCACAGACGCCAGTTTTGTTTTCTGCACAGCTCAATAAGCTCGGTATCTTCGGGGTTAAGTAGGCAAGCGTGGTCTAAATGTTCATCAATATATCCGCAGGCAATACGCTTTATCTCCTTAAAGTCAATAGCGTATCCAAGAAGACTCTTGGAGTTATACTCAAAAGTCATTTCCACTTTAAAACGGTGCCCGTGCAAATTGAAGCATTTTACTTTCTCATTCATTACACGATGTGCTGCGTCGAACTCAAACGCTCTTGTAATTGTAGCCATAGTCTTTGATATTTAAGTTACTTGATTGTTCTCGAATACTGGTAAATGTCTCGGATAGCGGCAGAAAAATATTGTCCTTTACTGTTTGACTGTAAAAAACGTGTCCATACAGTAGGGGGGACATTATAATAGGTATATACCCATCGGGGTCTATTGATAAAGACCATAGTCAACGTCCGTGATTTTCTATCATAGTCAGCCGTTCTGATATTTGACGAAGATATGTTCATACCTTACTACGCTTTAGACGCAAAAATAGGTGAACACCATTTTACTGATGTTCACCTGCAAAGATAAAAATTTAATTTGAATTACCTAAATAGCATTGACGGTCATTTCCAAGTCCTTACTTTTTTCTCTGCACTGCGAAGTTTACCCTTTAGCTTAGTAATTCTTTCCTTACTACCTCCATGTAAGTTTTCCATACTAATCGCCTTTTGTAAACGAGCTACATAACCCTCCCAATCAGCCTTTGAATTTTGTCCATGACGGCTTTGTGGAGCATTTGTTGAAGGATAATCTTCCATAGCGTGCAGAGAATTATACCTAATTTTAGGCAAAACCCTGTCTTTAAGTTCACCTCCTGCTCCTTTTCTACTACGAGGAGATTTACTCTGTGCAGAATTTCCTTTTCTTGTATATCCTTTCACAACAATAGTTTTCCCATTACGCTTATATGTGTAGGACTTTACTTGTATTGGCATAATATTATACCTTTTGAATTTTATTTTTCGATATTTGCTCCTATTCTCTTGAACATCGACAAATGTCCTCTTGAGGAATAATTGTTAATGGCTTCGTCTTCAAATTTACGGTATCCGGAACGTCCTAATTGCGAACGGAGTGCTTTAGCGACTTTTTTATCGGCAGCACTTCCTGTACCACGATACCATTCTTTAAATTCAGCGGCCGTAAATGCCTGCCCAGAAGATGTCGGTTTAGCAGAACTCTTGGTAGTTTGTACCATAGGTTTCTTATCTTTAGGAGTAACACGGTTCTCCTTATGTTTAGATAAAATTGCTTTTGCGATAGCTCCATTACTACTAATAGGTTTTCCAGAAGAAGTTTCAACCTTACCAGTCTTAAAATTGACAAAATACTGCTTCCCATTATGTTCAACCATAGAAGCACCTTCACCCTCAGAGCGTTTTTTAGACTTTGAAGTATTCAGGTCTGTAACAACCTTTCTTTGTGAAGCCACAGCACTCTTAGTCTCAATAATATCAGACTGCAATTTTTGGATTTTCTTAGCGAGTGCCAACTTTTTGGGGTCACTCCGTTTCATAGTAGAATGGGAGTTCTTTAACTCTTTAAGCTTACTCTCCTTAGAGGTAAGTTTCTTTTCCAAAGATGAAAGACCACTACGTTGAGTTTTCTCGTCCTCATTAGCCACCTCATTAGACCCAGATTTTTTTCCTTTCTTCAATTCATCAAGGTATTCATTCATAGAAAGATTAGGGTCAGGCATTTTCTTTTTACCGAACTTATCCTCAAGTTCTTTACCAGCACCTTTTTTCTTGGCAGCTTCCTTAGCTTTTTCAGCAGCATCATACTTTGCAGTATGGGCTTTTACAGTAACCACTTTACCCGACTTGGTTCTGCGTTGATATGATTTGACTTGTTTTTCCTTTTTCATAGCGTTACTTTTTTACAGAGGGTTTCTTACTATCCCATTTTCCAACTTTAATAAGTTCTCCCTTACTATCTCTCTTATACACATCCGAGCTTGAACTATATATAAGTTTCTTCGCATTTTTTTCAGATGGTTTTTCTCTACGAGAAGCACCCTTCTTTTTTGCAGGAGATTTCTTTTTCGGTTCAAGACCAGTAATGCTACCGTTGACTGGGCGTTTGGTCTTTTTGATTTTCTCTTTACGTAAATCAGCCTGTCGTTTTTTCAAGGCATCCAAATAATCCTTTGCCGACAATTTAGGGTCGGGCATGGAAGTACGCTTCTCAAATTCAACGCCCGCATTTTTCTTGGAACGGGTCTTCACAGTATCACGTTTACCGTTACCAGCCTCGTAGGAAGATTTATGCGCTCTCACCGTCACAGTCTTTCCGGTTTTCGTGCGACGCTGATAGGTTTTAATTGTTTTCTCTTTTTTCATACGAAATACTATTAGCTAATAGATTAAATCCTACACCGTTACAAAGATAGAAAAAACTTTCATAAGTCGTAACGGTGTAGGAAATTTAGCATAAAAAACACGCATTTTCGGGCGATTTGCGGAACTTTTTAGGTTATTAAATAGGAGTATTCAGGAAATAATCAACCGTTCGTATAATGCGAACTTTTCGAGTTAATTCACCGATGCCGAAATACTGACAAAGGTTATTTAATACAGATATACTAACCGTACCCTTATCGTAGAAACAAGGCTTTATACGCATACCGCCAAGTTTAATTCCCTCGTCAGTACGCAGGAATTTAGGGATACTTCCATATTTATCAATCACTACTTCCCGTAAACGCTTGCGTATGGCCGCAAGTTCAATGGGTGTTCCTTTAGGTCTGTTTATCTTTGCCATTATAGTATGATTTTAATTAATGTATGTTCTTTCAATGCTCCGACATATTTTACGCAACCGATTTTCTTTCCCATACGAAGAAGCATTTCGATTATCTGAATGTAAGGTGTCCATTGTTCACCGTCAGTCCGTATGTGGCAACCGCAACAATACGCATAACCGTCTTCGGTCTTAATCTGCGAGAGCATTGATTTAATATTACTTTTATTCTCCTCGAACTTTTGTTTATTGATACCGAGGTCTTCTCCGATAACACAGAGAACAGTTTCTTTCCAAATCCGTTGAACGTTTGTACTTCTAAGTTCCATAATTACTGTTTTAAAATACTGATAATATAGCGAGTGTCCAAAACACGCATTTCCAAAAGGTTCGTTTCGTGCAGCAAGCACATATCACGAAGATAATTCCGAGCGTTATCATTTTAAAAAGTAATTGATGATTGCCGTAGAGCGTTCGGAGTCTTGTTTTATTCCAAGAATGTTACAGCCGAACTTACCGTTCCAAGAATAAATGGCGGTTCTCTGTCCGTACTCATTTTCACGGAAAGTACGCTGTGTCTTGTGCGGAGATTTTAGTGTAACCATGCCAAGCCAGTACGCAGAATAATATGCGGTGCCGAATGTAATGGCTACAAGGGTGTCATTCTTGTAGGTACAGCGGATAGCCGTTACCATGTTATCGTAAGCCGATTCGACTTCATAGACGATACACCCGTTCTCCTCACCGACTGGTTCCCCTACGATAGCTTCAAAGG